GCAAACGCAATTAATACAGACAGCACTATTAGTTTAAGTGTAGCTATGTTAATAAAAGTAGGTTTCTTAATTATGGTTGTTACTGGCTCTTGGTATCAAGCTCAAATGCAATTTGCAGAGCATCAAAGAAAAATTGAAGATTTACAAAATAAAGTTACTGTGTTAAGTGCCAGTGTCGAAGGAATGGAATCGCAGCATATACAGAGACTTGAAGAAGAAAACAAAACCCTAATGGAAAAATTAGGATTAAAAAGAAGATAAGGAAATATAATGGCTAATAAAGAAAATAAAAAAGAAAATGCCCCAATGTTAAACCTTGACGGGAAAGAGTACGATATAGAAGCAATGAATGATAAACAAAAAACTATGGTTAATCACATTGTTGATTTAAACAGAAAAATTGATACAACAGCATTCAATCTTCAGCAGTTGCAATTTGGTAAAGAGGCATTTGTAGATGCCCTCAAAAACGCTTTAACTGAAGAGAAAGAAGAAGAAAATGAAAACTAGAATTAACACTATTGACAGAGTGATAAGTGAAGATGGATTGTCTGACGTTTGTAAGACAGTTCACTATTCATTTTACAAAGAAAAAACAGTAGGTAAAGGCGATGAAGCTAAAAACTACTCTGCATCAAGCATTGGTACAGTAGGTTTAGATGCACCAGATTCTGATAACTTTACAGCTTATGCCGACATTAAAGAAGATGATGTAAAAAAATGGGTAGAAGCTAAAATAGGTGCAGATAGGCTTGCAGATATTGAAACAGGTTTAGATGCACAGATTACAGAACAAGAAACACCAACAAAAGCAACAGGAAAGCCGTGGTAATATGGCAAAGAATCTTAAAAACGTAAACCTTAATGGGTTGTCTGCAATGCAGAAAAAACAAATGCAAAAACACAAAGTTCATCATACTAAGAAACACTTATCAATGATGGCTTCTGAAATGAGAAAAGGTAAAACTTTTAAGCAATCACATAACAAAGCACAAAAAGCAGTTGGAAAGTAATGATTGAAACGTACGCTGAATACGGTGCTATTGGAGTTATTGTATCATTATTTGTAATGATGATAGTAAATCTTATGAAAAGTCAAAGAACTCAAAATGAAGATTTAGATGTAATACGTCAAGAAATAACTAAGATAGAATCTACTGTGGAAAATGTTGAGGGAATAACAATTAAGTTAATAGAGAGATGGAACAAGTCAGACGATACAAGTGCTCGACATAGAGAAGATATCGTAAGAGAATTAAATGATGTAACCGATGATTTAGCGTACCTTAAGGGTCGTATTAATGGAAAGGCTAATTGATAAATGATAGATTCAACTAAAGCAGTAGTTAATGGTATGGTTGGAGTAGGTGTTTGGTGGACAAACTTGCCAATGATGTTACAAATGGCGGTTTCAGTTGCAACATTAGTGTATTTAATAATAAAAATAAAAAACGAAATAAGGAGCTAGTATGCTACAAAAAATGGTTATGGAATATCTTTTTAATGAAGATAACAAACAAAAAGTAATTGACGAATTAAACAAAAATGTAAACATTCCTATTATAAATGAAGATACAGAAGAGAAAATTATCTCTGCAATTTATGAAGTCTTTGAAGATGTAATGGGTAAAGTTTTAAATAAGTAATGCCTAGATTTAGTAGAAATAGCAAACACAAACTATATACTTGCGATGAAAGACTGGTTGGATTGTTTGAAGAAGTTGTTAAGGGTTTTGATTGCACAGTATTAGAAGGACATAGAGGACAAAAAGCTCAAGATGAAGCATATGATAAAGGAAATAGTAAGCTTAAGTTCCCAAATGGGAAGCATAATAAAAGTCCCAGCATTGCTGTTGATGTTGCTCCTTACCCTATTGACTGGCATGATAGGGATAGGTTTCATTACTTTGGCGGCTACGTTCTTGGAATTGCTAGACAGATGGGACTCAAGATAAGATGGGGTGGAGACTGGGATATGGATACAAAAACTAAAGACAATAAGTTTGACGACTTAGTACATTTTGAGATAAAGGAATAATGCCTAAACAGTTTAAAACATATACACGATTTGATGGTGGTCTTAACACTAAGACTAACTCACGCTCTATTGCTGATAACGAATTAGCTCAAGCTAACAATGTCATCATAGATGAGTTTGGAGTAGTTAAGTCTGCTGGTAAAGTAACTGATAATACAAACGATTATACTGCTCCAAACTTAGATGCGTCTCAACCTGGATTTGGTTTATTTCAAGCGAGAATGGACTATACTGGGGTTAGTGGTTCTGGAACTAATACATCCACAATAAAGACATTTTTGGCTGATACAGATGCTACTTCTGACACTAGAATAGATATATCTGATGGTAGTGGTAGTTTTTCAGAAGCTATAGACTTGGGTAGTACTGCAAATGGTAAGGTAATATATGACTTAGCTGATGGTGTGGTAAGAGTTTGTGATACTAATTTTGGTGCTGGTAATAGTGTAAAATGGTATGGATATGTAAATAAAAAGCTATGGTTAAAAGATGACTTGACTCAGCTAAATGTTGGAGGAGGTAGTGCCCAAACAGTAAATCAATGGGTGGTATCTGATGCCCCACCAAAACAACCATTTGATGGAACAGCTGCAACTGGATTAGTTAGTGCTGTACTTGGAATTGACGACACTCTTGAAGGTGTAGCTAGTGGAACTACGGTAACATTATCAGGCTCAACCACAATAACAGATTCAGGCAATACAGCTGGAACAGATACTCAACTAGATACTGGTTTATATGTCCTTATAAACGGCCCAGGTACTGATACAGTGGGAATAGTTAGTAGAGATAGCAACACACAGCTAACAATAGATTCATCAAAAACTTGGAATGAATCTGGCTCTGATACTAAACTATATATAGCTCCTGATGCTGGACTTGGATTTAATCTTCAAGCAGAAGCAGTTGGAAGCGATGGAAGTATACCATCTGGTACGTATGAGTTTGCTCAAACATTTATTTATGATGGTGTTCAAGAATCTTTACCTACGGTGATGACTGGACTAGTAACTGTTACTACTAATAAAAGGCTTGCGCTTTCTATTATAGCCTCTCATGGTTATGACGAAAGAATTACTGGTGGTAGAATATATTTTAGAGACTCTACTTCAAAAGGAGAGTTTCAATTATTAGCTGATATAGATTTAACCTATGGTTGTAGAACAAATTTAGAATCTAAACACGTTGGTTGGTCAACTATATATTCTGGAGCTTCTTTTTTATTTTGTACAGTAGCAATACAAGACCTAAATGCTGATACATACAGTTCATTAAATGGATATAACGCTGATTTATCTAGCATATCAATAGGCAATACTGGAGAAGGATATAAGACTAGCGTAGTGTCAAATAGAAGAAGGTTTGTAGCTAATGTAAAGTCTATCAATGACAAGGGGCAAACAGTTGTTCAGTCAGATAGATTAATGTATAGTGAGATAAATAAATTTGATACATTCCCACCTTTTAACTTTATTGATATAGGTGTTAACGATGGAGAAAACTTTGTAAAGATAGAGTCTTATGCTGATAGATTATTAGCATACAAAAATAAAACATTGTATGTTATTAACGTGGGTGGTGGTTCTGATACTCAATGGTTCTTAGAATCAGAGCATAAAAATATGGGAGTAGACTTCCATGCAGCAGTCGTAAAAACAGATTTCGGTGTAGCTTGGATAAATAAAAATGGATTGTATTTTTATGATGGGTCGCAAATAAGAAACTTGCAGAGCAAAGTACTAGAATCAGAGTGGACAGGCTTTGTAAATGATGATACTATGATTGGATATGAGCCAACTCATAAACATTTAGTTATAGTTAGAGATGCTGCAGCTTCTGGTGTTACTAGTGGTGATGCTTATGTTTATAGTTTTATTACAAACAGCTTTACTTTTGTAGAAGGTATGGTTGATAACGCTGTAAAAACTAATATTATTACAGACCTACACAATAATATGACTTTAGGTGTGGGAACAAATGAGCTAGAATCTTATGATGGAGAGCCAGACTCTATAGCTACATTTGACATAAAGTTAAAAAATGATGATTTTGATTTGCCAAATATAACAAAAAAGATTTATTCTGTTAC